GATGGCGCCACGAGTCGCAGTGCCGTCGCCCATCAGCTGGACGTGCTGCGAGCGCTTGAGAATGTTCATCGCGTCGCGCGACTCACGCTCAAGCGTGTTGATGACGAACGCGTCGGAGTTCTTGTTCGAGCGGATCAACTTGCCGCTGAGATCGAACGTCGCGTAATCGTCGCTCGCCTTGACGAAGAAGTCGCCGTACTTCGGCGCGCTCGCTCGGCTCTGCGCTTTCGCAAAACCACGCGCACGACCCTGACCACGCCCATACTGCGGCGTGATGTGGATTCCCTCATAGCTGAGGTCGGTGGCCTTTTTGATCAGACCAAACGCCGGGCTGCCGGCGTAGAGCTGATCTGCGGCCCGTTGGTTGGGCCAAAGCTCGCGGTGAACCGCGGAGTAATCGGAAATGTCGGACATGATGCACCTCGCGACCGCTCAAGCGGGGCGAGGGCATCGGTCAGGCGTTAGCCGGCGAGTCCACGCTGCTTGGCGATCTCCAGAGCGCGGCGCTTGTAGTCGCTGGCAGTGAGCGTCCCCGTAGGTGGCTCTCCTGCTGTAGACACTGACGCCGCCTCGATTGAAAGCGGGGGCGCCGGTGGAACATCCCGCCGGGCGCCGTTGACCGCGGTCGGTGCGGGTGTTGGCGAGGGCCCGGGCGGGGCGCTGAGTCCTAGCAATCGATGCAGCTTCGTGGGCTGCGTGGCCGCACGTTGGCGGACCTGTCGATCTAGAGCTGCCTCAAGCATGTCGGCCGCTTGTTCCTCTGTCAACACCTCGCCCCCTTGCCCTCCGCCGGTCTCCTGCCAGTGCCTCTCCATCGTCTCGTAGATGGCCGCGCTCGGTGACCGGCTGCCCAGCATGTGCTGAGCGATGGGATCGTTGAGCAGGCCCCAGCGCTCGGCGTCGGAGCCAATCTGCGCCATGGTCTTCGATTCCCACGCTTGGCGCTCTGCGGCCTCTCGCCGCTGCTCCATCTGCGCCAGTTTCTCTTCGTAGCTCTTCGGGAGCTCCTCGAGCTTTTTGCGCATCTCGGCGAGCTCTTCGGTGACAGGCGAGAGCGAGCCTCCAGGGCCCTTCATGATCTCCGCGGTGATTTCCTCGTAGGTCAGGCCCATCGCCTCCAGCGCTGCGATTTTGCTCCCGCCCTTCATGGCCTCGGCCGCCTTCGCATAGCGGTCAAGCTCCAGCGCGCGGGCGTTCATCTGCTCGCGCTCTTGCCGCATCTGCCGGTCAAGCTCGACGATGCGGGCGAGGTTCGGATCGTCGCCATGGATGGGCTCGGGCTTCTGAGCCAGTGGCCGGCCGGAGAGCAGCGCGTCAGCGGCGTTGGGCTCTGTGGGCTCCGTGGACTGCGGTGGCGGTGCCGCCTCGGGCGGTGGTGCAGCGGCCGCAGCACGGCGCTCGGTGAGCACGGCCCGCGCGCGCTCAAGCGGTGAGGCTGCGGGTACGCTGACCTCGCCCTGGGTGGTCGTTGGCGCGGTCGGCGCCGATTCAGTGCTCTGCTGTTCGCTCATGATGTCCCTTAGATGACGGCCTGGCCCTGGGGCGCGGCGTTGGATGGAAGCCCGGGCTGGAGTGCCCCGGCGGGATTCGGCACGAAGGGACCAGCGCCCTGCGCGGGGTTGCCTCCCATGCTCTGCGGGTTGGCCATCGCGGCTTGTTGCGCGGCGGCCTGCTGCCCTCGCTGCTCAAGCACGCGGGCCTGCTCGACGAAGGCGCGCACGAGGCCAATGCGGTCCTCTGGCACGTCGTCAATCTGCGCTTGCAGGATGGCGAGGCGGCCAATCTGCTGCGTCATCGCCAGATCCATCTCGGGGATGGGCGAGCGCGCTTTGCGGTCCTCGATCATGTCCTCGATCATGTCGAGGACGATGTAATACGGCGCCAGCTGCTGACGGAGAACGGCCTCAATGTCGGGATGGTCCATCAGCCGGGCGGCGTCGGATGGCTGCTGAATGATGCCGGCGGCGATCATCTGCTCGGCGATTGCAATCTGACCGGCGAGTTCCTTCGGCACCTGCGATGCGGGCGAGGTGTCCAGCGCGTAGTCGCCCTCTTTCAGCGACACATCAGCCCAGCGGATGCGCTGCGTGATGGGCTTGCGGCGGCGCCTGGTCCGGTGGTTCACCTCAAGGGCCACGCCCTGCTCGTGGAGCATGCGGGCGATGTCCACGATGAGCGTGGTGACGTCGCGGTCGAAGCGCTCCATCTCCTCGCCCTGAACGGTGAATCGCTCGGTCTCGATGTCCTGGTACTCGCGAAGGGCCACGCCGGAGTCGAGCCCAGCTGGCTTCATGCCTGCGGCACTGAGTTGCGACGCGCCGCTGAAGCGGTAGCCGAAATCGAAGAGGCTTTGGCGCTCGTTCAGCTGCTCAGCGGGCACGAGGTTCGGGGCGATGTACTGGATCGCGTCCTTGTCGCCACCGCTCATGTTGTAGACCGGGATCTCGTTGGAGTTGTCGATTGTGACCTTCATCCCCTCGCCGAGGTAGTTGAAGATCATGCCGAACGATTGCGCCATCCGCGTCGAGATGCTTTCGTCCAGCTGGTTCAACGTCTCGTGAATGCCGCTGATGCCGTCGACCAGGCTGTGGCCCCAGTAGCCGATGCGTGGACGCTTCCAGCTGAAGCGAACGAGCGGGAAGCTGTCGAGGCTGTAGGGAGCATCCTCAAGCGGCTTGTCCACGCCTTCGCAGACGACCACCGTGCGGCCGTCGCTGGCGTCGCAGCCGCTCTTCAGGTGCCAGCCGACGAGGATCGACACCTGGTCAGCGTGCGAGTGATACGCAGGGCCTGACTCAGCCCGTGGGGCCATGGCGATGCTCTTGGCAAACTTCGGCCAACGGGCCATGGCGACGCGCCGGTCCATCGTCAGCTCGAGAAACATACTGCGAGGCTTGCCGTGCGCTGCCTCGGCGGGGTCGACTCGGACCTGCCACGGGTAGACGCGCTCGATCTTGATCTCGCCCTCGGCTTTCTCGCCGTCTTCGCGCTCGATCTTCGCCTGCACCCAGACAAAGCCATCGCATGCGATCTCCGCGTCGAGGATCACATCGCTGAAGATGTCGTTGAAGCGGTTCTGCGCCTTCACTCCGTCAATGAACGCCTCCAGGTATTGCGCCTGGCGCTGCATCGTCCACGTCGCATTCCGCGTAATTGGCACTGTGCGAGGCACAGAGCGCAGCAGCTTGGCGTGCACCGAGTCGCAGATGGACGCCACGAGCGGCATCTTTGGATCGTCGCTACGTGGCGCCCTCACGGTGTCGTAGCTCCATGCGTCGAGGCGATGCACCTTGCGGAGCAGGTAGTGCCCGAGGTTGCGGCGGATGGCCTCCTCGCGGGTTCCGTCACGCTCTCGGGCACGCTTCACGACGGCGCACACGGCCCCGGCGCGGTCTTCCGCTTCCCACCACGTGCGCAGATGCGCGTCGGACTTGCTGTTCGTGTTCTTGCTCATCGCTTCCACCATTTCTTCGATTGTTTCGCTTGAATCTCGCGGCTCTTCTTCCGCTTGTACTGATCGGCCCAGTGCTGAGCAGCCTCGGTCGTGCCGGGCGGCGGGGCGACCTGCCCGGGGTCCTGCGCGGCGTAGGCCCGAGCCTCGCGCCAGGCGTAGAGCGTCGCGTCGTAGGCGTGATTCACGCCCACCATGTCCTTGCCGTTGTCTGCAAAGCGCAAGTGCTTGGACTCCTCGCGCAAGTCGTCGGCGGCCCCACGGAGCAGCAGCAGGTCTCCGCGCGTTGCGGCATCCCACAGAAGCCGCGAGTAGCCGAGCTTGTCGCTCTTCATGGCTGGTCGCACTGGGATGACGTGGCGGCGGCGCAACTCCCTCGCGTGTCCCTTGCCGAGCGCCCCCTCATCGCAGACGATGAACGCAAAGCCACCGAACCGCGTGGACAGGTCGTCAATCTCATCGGCCATCTCATCCGCGGTCATGCCGGTGTGTTTGCCAACGTGGACGACCCACACGAGATCTTTGATCTCTGGGTGCCACGCCACGACGACGAGCGCGGTGCTCTTCACGCTCTCGCTGGAGCCGAGGTCAATGCCGAGGCCGTAGGTAAGGCCGTCAATCGGCTGCTTCACGAGGTTGTCGCGAGTGATGGGGAGAACCAGGCCGTTCAGGTCCTGCACCCATCGGCCGTGCTCAAGCTGGTCGCGCGTCACCGAGTCCAGCTCGGCGAGTGCCTTGCGGTACTCCTCGGCATCAAGGTGCGGGTTGTCGTCCAGCCCCGAGGGAATGAACCGGCGGATCTCGTCACGATCGGGGTTCCACGCAGCTTCGATATCCTGCGTTCCGTCCTCATTGATGCCGTAGTGCTCGGCCACCTCTTGATGGGATGGGCCGCCTGGGTTCGTGCACGAGCGCACTCGTAGCCTCACCGCATCCAGTGGGCCGCCCTTGCGCTTTCGAACGCGCGATCTGACCTTGATGTAAGCCCGCCAGTTAATGTTGGTCAGCTCGTCGGCGCCGAGAAAGTGATACTCGCCGCCCCAGTAGCGGCGAGCGTCGGTCATGTTGCGGATGTAGCCGAACTGGATGCGCGCCCCGCTTGGGAACGTCCAGCGGTGGTCTCTGTCGTTCCACGTTGCTGCGGTGGGCGTGAGCCAATCGGCTGCCACGTCCATCAATCCGCCCTCCTGAGCAAGCTCTGGGAACGATTCACGCAGCAGGAGCGCGGAGTATCCTGGCACGTCCACGTATTGGAGCGCGGCCATCATCATGCCGATGGTCTTGCCGCCGCCTGCCGCGCCACCATAGAGCACATCGAACTCGGTGGAGTCGAGGAACTCTTGCTGGCGCTCTGTCGGGACGATGTCCCTGGGCACCCACGACACCGGCGCGCAGAGCTGCGCAGAAGCCTCGGCGGCCTCCAGCAGACTCAGCACGTCGAGGTCGAGGGCAGCGCCCATCAGTCGGCAGCCTCAAGCGCGGCCACGATGTCGTCTTTCCGCATCCGGCTCGATCCGCTGATGCCAGCCTTCGCCGCTGCTTTGCGAAGCTCGACGATACTCAGCGCGCTCAGGCCTTCGCCGGTCTCTTCGCCGGCGCTCTCGGGCTCGCTCGCCTCGATGGCGTCCACCTTCGCGGCCACGCTCTCCGGCGTGACACGTGGCGCGGGTGATTCGGCCTTCGCTGGCGCGTCGAACACCGCGCACTGGTAGGCGTTGCCCGGCAGAACGAACTGCGTGTCGTGCTTCGTCGTGACGGTCACGGCCATGGTCACGAGGTCAAGGTCCATCGCCTTCACCTGAGCTCGTCCCTGCGCCTTCTCAGGCGTCAGGAGCACCTCGACGGCGCCGGTGATTTGCGGGAGCGTCTTGCGTTGGTTGAGTCGTAGTTCGTTGATCTTCATGCGTCGCCTTCTCTTGATAGGAGCCAGAGCCAGGGCACGCGGGATGCGAAGCGCCAGCCCTCGGAACGGATTCGCGCCGCGTGGCGCTTGTTGCACGAGTGCGTCACCCGCACGTCAGCGGGCCGCACTCCGCGGGTCATGTGCTCGACGAGTCGCCGGGCGAGTCCTCGGCCGCGGTAGATGCCGCGCACATAGACCCAGTGGACGATGGCGCGATCGGCGCCCTTGGACCCGCGCACGCGAGTCCCGAGAGCATAGCCCGCGCACACCGAGCCGTCACGCGACCCGACCACCAGCGCATGGCCGTCCTCAACGCAGGCAGCCAAGAAGCGCTCGGCAATGCGGTCCCATGCCCTCGGCTGCATCTCGTCGCCACCCCAAAGCGAGCGCCGACCCTCGCGGACGTAAGTCTGCGTCAGCAGCTCAAGCTCCGACGGGTCCGGGGCACGGAGCACCAGTTCGAGGTCGTCAGTCATCCCCACCCCCAAGCTTGGCCGCCATCGCAGCCTCAATTCGCTCCGCGGCCTCTCGCAGCCTGAGTGCTGCGGCGGCCGGATCGCGCTCGATGAGCGCTTCCATGTCCTGCACGGCACTGCTCTTCTTCTTCACCTCGTAGCCGAGGATCTTGCAGAGCTGTGCGGTGGCCTTGATGCGGTCGGCGGTCTTTGGTGGACCCATGCTACTGGCGCTCACCTCGCCGCTGAGGTTCGTCTCATGCCACGGCTCCACGTCCTCGCCCCGAGCGATGGCGGCGAGGATATCGACCAGCTCGGCGCGGGTAATATCGGCCCGCTCCTCTTCACGCTTGCGGACTTTTCCAATGGCAGCGGAAACGTCAGCATT